TTTGGGCACAGGGAGCATTACAACTTACTCAAGACAGTCCAAGAGATCCCAGTTATCTATTTACGATGGCTAATGTCGGGCCAGAAGGTTTCAGCTATACGGGCAGCAGTTTAAAAACTAGAGCTACAGTTGTCGCAGTCTCTTATTTCAATATGGATATTAGAGACATAGATTTTGAAGAAGTAGAAGCAGAAGCAGCCTATAAAAATAAATATGGACTCCATGTAAAAAGAGTAAAGGCATTAGGTTGTACAAGTAGAGGTCAAGCTAGAAGATTCGCAAAAGCAATACTCTTTGCTGAACAGAGAGAAACAGAAGTTGTAACATTCTCCACTTCTATGGAAGCAGGAATTGTTGTACGACCTGGAACGATTATCAGCATTGCTGATCCTGCCAGAGCAGGAGTAAGAAGAGCAGGAAGAATCAGTAGTGCAACTACAACTCAAATAACTGTTGATGACTCGGATTCTACAGATTTATCTTCTCAGAATAATCCTAAATTAAGTGTAATAATGCCAAATGGCACAGTGGAAACTAAGAATGTAATTGGAATATCAGGCAAAGTAATTACACTGGCTAGTGCATTAAGTTCAGCACCTAATTCTAATAGCGTATGGATGCTTGAAAACGATACGATCTCTTCTCAGCAGTTCAGAGTAATGTCAGTTGAGGAGAGTGATGGAGTAAGTTATGGAATATCTGCACTGGCTTATGTAAAAGAAAAATATGATTTTATTGAAGATGGCACACCAATTACTCCTCAAGTTATATCTAGTCTGAATTTACTTAAAGATCCACCAAACGGATTATCAGCAGAAGAAGTAATAGTTTTAATCAATAATCAACCTGTTTCTAAATTAATAACAAGATGGCAACCTGTTGATGGTGCGTCAAATTACATGGTCAACTATAGATTTGAGGATAACAATATTGTTTCAACTATCGTAAGCAGTCCTGATTTTGAAATATTCAACTCACAGGTTGGTGCTTATGAAATATCTGTTTTTACTTTAAATTCAGCTTTAAAAGCTAGTGCCTCATCAAGTGATATTACTTTCAATGCTGTTGGTAAGACTGCTGTTCCTGCTAATGTAACAGGACTTACTGGCGAACCAATAAATGAAAAACTTGTAAGATTACGCTGGAACTTATCAACAGATTTAGATGTTACTCATGGTGGTCGTGTTTATGTAAGACACTCTCCTAAAGTTGATGGGTCGGGAAATTTTTCTAATGCTACTGATCTTATTGAGGCATTAGCAGGAAATACCACAACTGCTGAAGTGCCTTACTTAGAGGGAGAATACATTCTTAAATTCCAAGATGATGGTGGTAGATTTAGTGCTGGTGAAGCAAGTGTAATTTTAGATTTACCAGATAATATAGATGCCAAAACAGTTTTAACAAGAAGAGAAGATTTAGATGTTCCTAAGTTTCAAGGTACAAAAACTAATGTAGCTTTTGATGCTACAACTAATTCTTTAAACCTGATCGGAGCAGGATTATTTGATGCTGTCACTGATTTAGATGCTGTTGGTTCGTTAGATGACATTGGAGGCATATCTCCATCTGGCACTTATGAATTTGGTGGTACAGCAGGAGGTACATTCTTAGATTTGGGAGATGTGTATAGCTTGGATTTGAAACGTCATTTCTTGACAGAAGCGTTTTATCCTAGTGATCTAATTGACTCAATACCAGATTTTGATTTAAGAGGAGATTTTGAAGGATTAACAGCTACAAAAGTAAACGCAACTATGCAAGTTCGTGTTACTCAAGATGATCCTAGTAGCGGATCTCCTACTTATAGTGCTTTTCAGACCTTTGCAAACGGAACTTATAAAGGAAGAGGTTTTCAATTTAAAGTAAATCTTACAAGTGAAGATCCTGCACAAGATATAAGAGTATTTCAGTTAGGATATACAGCCACCTTACAAAGGAGAACAGAACAAGCTCCAGCAACAATAGCAAGTGGAGCAGGAGCAAAAGCGGTTACGTTCCAACATCCTTTCTTCTCTGGAACGTCTGGCCTTGGTGGTGTAAATAGCAGCTTACCTTCTATTGGTATTACTGCTCAGAATATGCAATCTGGAGACTTTTTTGAAATATCAAGTGTATCGAGAACAGGATTTACTGTTCATTTTAAAAATTCATCAAATAATTCAGTTGATAGAAATTTCACCTATCAGGCTGTCGGATTTGGTAAAGCAAGTTAGAATAGGATCAATATTTGTTTTTTAGATGGCTAGACCAGGATCGACTACCAGCGAAACAGGTAATAATTACAATACCGCCAATGGAACGGGTGCTGCGGTTCGTGCAAAGCTTAATGAAATCTTTTCTGCATTAAGAACATTTAGTTCTGGAAGTAGCGATCCATCTGGAGCAGCAAATATAGCTCAATATCAAGCTCACATAAATACTTCTACAAATTTACTAAAAATAGCAACAGCAGTTTCGGGCGATAATGCTACTTACAATACTTTAGGAAATATCACACTTGATAATTTAGGTCATGTTGTAGCAGCAAGTCCTACGATGACAGGTGATGTTACGATGTCATCCACTGGATTTTTAAAAATTCCTCTTGGAACAGATGCACAACAGCCTGGGCAATCTGGAGCACCAGCAGCAGCATTAGGACAACTAAGATATAATTCAACTCAAAACAGATTTGAAGGCTATAAGAATACAGGTTGGGGTGAGATTGGTGGAGGTGCTGGAGCTACTGGAGGGGGCACAGATCAGGTGTTTTTCGAGAGTGACCAAGCCGTTACAACTAATTACACTTTAACTGCAAATAAGCATGCTCACACAGTAAGTCCCACAATTAACAGTGGCGTCACTGTGACCGTGCCTTCGGGTGCAATATTAGTTATACTTTAATTATGGCTTTAAACATTAACGGCACTACTGGTATTTCTGGAGTTGATGGATCAGCTTCCGCACCAGCATTAGCAGGAACAGACAGTAATACAGGAATCAATTTTGCATCTGATACCGTAAATATAAACACAGGTGGGACGACCAAAGCAAGTATTGATAATACTGGTGCTTTAGATGTTCCTTCAAACTTCCCAATAAAAGTAAATGGTAGTGAAAAACTCCGCATAGATTCAGATGGTCGTCTTTTGCTTGGCACAGATACTACTGGTGGTGGAAGTAAGATACAAGTTTTTGAATCTGCTGATGGGTCTATGACGTTGGGGAGTAGTAATGTAAGTGCAACTGGTACTGCATCAATTAACTTTGCACCTTCTAACAAAATTACAGGAGCGCAAATTATTTGTACAGCAGAAGAGGACTTTTCCTCTAGTGCAAATAGAACTGCTAGGCTCGGATTCTTCTATAGAAAAGATGGAACTATAACTGAAGGTATGAGAATTGATACCAATGGTAATAAAATCATGGGTATAGGTCAAGTTGATCCGACTGGAAGTGGTAGAAAATCATATTTTACACAAAATGGTGTATTAGTTATAGGTAGATTTTCAGGTGACAATTTTATTGTTTTTGAAAATACAAGTAACACTGCTGTAGGTTCGATTGTAAGAAGTAATAATAATACTGCATATAATACCAGTTCTGATTATCGCTTAAAAGAAAATGTTGTTGCTATATCTGATGGAATAACAAGATTAAAAGCATTAAAACCATCAAGATTTAATTTTATATCTGAACCATCTATCACTATGGACGGTTTTTTAGCACATGAAGTTTCTACAACAGTACCAGAGGCTATAACAGGAGAAAAAGATGCAGTCATTACTCAAGAAATGCTTGATGCTCAAAATGTAATTGGAAAAGTGGGTGATCCAGTTTACCAACAAATAGACCAAGCTAAACTTGTACCTTTACTTACTGCTGCATTACAGGAAGCTGTTGCTAAAATTGAAGTATTGGAAACAAAAGTCGCTGCATTGGAGGCTGCATAAATGACAGCAAAGATTAAACTAAACGCAGCATCAGGTGGTGGTTCAGTAAGTATAGTAGCTCCCACATCTACTACAAGTAATGCAAACGTAGAGCTTAAGTTACCAATAGCTGATGGCAGTAGCGATCAAGTCATAAAGACTGATGGATCGGGAAATCTAAGTTTTGGACAAGCTGTAACAGCTAGAAATTTGGTGATTAACGGAGCAATGAACGTGGCACAAAAATCTGAAGACTATTTAGGTGCTCAGTCTTCATCTACATCTACTGGTCATCAAACTGTTGATAGATTTCAAGTTCTTTGGGCTGGAGCTGGTTCAGCAGGAAGCCTTACTCAAGAGCAAAGTGATGTTTCAAGTGGTACTACACCATATACTCTAGGTTTTAGAAAAGCACTAAAAGCAACTAATGGAACTGATGGCAGTGTTGCTGCTACAGATTATGCACATTTGTTTACAAAACTTGAAGCACAAGATATAGCTCAATCAGGATGGAATTATACAGATCCAAATAGCTTTATTACTTTATCTTTTTATGTTAAATCAAGTGTTGCTCAAAATTTTTATGGATATATTAAAACTTATGATGCTACCTATCAATATCCGTTTGAAACAGGTGCATTAACAGCTAATACTTGGACAAAAGTAACAAAAACAATACCTGGTAATAGTAATTTAGTTTTTAATAATGATAATGGACAAGGTATGTTAGTTTTATTGAATCCATTTCTTGGAACTAATTATACAGATAGTGGCGTTTCTTTAAATACATGGGTTTCTACTAATGATGCAGCTAGAACACCAGATTTTGCGACGACATGGTGGACAACAAATAATGCAACTTTTGAAATGACTGGAGTTCAACTTGAAGTGGGATCTTCAGCTAGTGCTTTTGCTCACGAAAGCTATACAGAAACGCTTAAAAAGTGTCAAAGATATCTATATAAAATCACTATAGGTATAAATAGTGTATATCAATTTAAAACTTTCCATCGTTTTAGTGGATCTTCTGGTCATGCCTATCACGCTATTGATTTTCCTACTGAAATGAGAGCCGACCCTTCTTTTATTCAAGATGGCACAACTTATAGTGCATCTGGTTATACAGGAGATGTTGTTTTACAAGATTCTTTTAGAAATTCTGCTTCACTTAAATCAAGCGTAAGTAATGTTGCTGCAAATGCTAGTGTTTACTTACGACCTAATAATACAAGCGGATCTTATTTAAATTTACTTTTTAGTGCAGAATTATGACAATTACTTATAAATACCCAACAGAAGATTCCGACCCAATGTTTAAGTCAGGTGTAGCAGTTATCAAATTAGAAACTGGTAAAAATCCTGTTTACATTCCTCAATGCGAAGGTAATACAGACTATCAAGAATGGGTCGAATGGGCTAAAACTAATACAACGGAGGCTGCCGATTAATGTCTGAACTGAAGGTCAATTCAATCAAGGGTGTAGCTGCTAGTAATGCTGCTATTACTATCAACAATACTGATGGAACGTGTACTGCCAATATTACTAATAACCTAAGTAATCGAAATTTAATAATTAACGGAGCTATGCAAGTGGCTCAAAGAGGCACATCATCATCTTCAACTAATGGTATTGGCTGTGTTGATAGATTTCATAATATACGTGCTGGACATGATGAAGAGCCAACCCAAGCACAACACGCTCTAACTTCAAGTGATACTGGCCCCTATGAAGAAGGATTTAGATTTTCTTACCATGTTACAAATGGCAACCAATCAAGTGGTGCTGGAGCGGGTGATTATATGTCAATGCGTTATAAAATCGAAAATCAAGATATTGCAAATTCTGGCTGGAATTACACATCTGCTTCAAGTTTTATTACTTTTTCTTTTTGGGTGAAATCAAGTGTTGCACAAAATTTTTATGGTTATTTAAAAAGTACTGATGGCACAGATCAAAGATATGCCTATGAAACTGGTTCTTTAACTGCTAATACTTGGACTAAAATTACAAAGACAATTCCAGGAAATAGTAATTTACAGTTTGATAATAATGCTCAACAAGGATTAGAAATATATCTTTCACAATTTTGGGGGACAAACTACACAGACTCAGGTGTATCTCTAAATACTTGGGGTAATTGGTCTGGTGGAAGTAGGACACCAGATTATACTTCAACATGGTACACAACAAATAATGCGACCTTTCAGATTACAGGAGTTCAATTAGAAGTAGGCAGCGTGGCAACAGATTTCGAATTTAGATCATTTGGTCAGGAGCTTGATCT